CCATGATTGCGCTCCAGGCGGGCTTGCAAGGCCGCCAGCTTGGCACGCTCAGAGACGGAGTACGACATTTGAATTCATCCCAAGTACGACATTAGAAAAAATCCCCAACACCAAGTCGACCCATAATCTATCGTATGTGAACGAAGCAAAAAAGCCCGTATTACCACGCCGGGATCAAGTCCTGGCGCGGCTTCGCGAGTAATACGAGCTTCTTAAAACCCTCTGCAATTTTTGCAGTAAGGCCCTTCTTTTTCGCTTCTTCTTCGACCAGCGCCAGGAACATGGTCGCTGCGTCCACACCGGCTTCTTTTGCCAGGACAAAGGCCGCTGTGTAGTCCGGCAAACGGTCACCGCGAACGTATCGGTTCAGCGTCGTCTGTTGCATCCCGAGCTCTTTCGCAGCTTGGTTGACGCTTCGCCCGTGAAGCGCCTTTTCTATCAATTCTCTGTAGCTCATAGCGAACCCCTATTTGCTTGCTTAGGCCGATCGAGCTAATTTCCGTCTGTTAGCTCGTTTGGCCTAAGGCCAGTCGGTGTAACGAGGCCAAATATAACGGGTTTACCTCTTCGGACGGTAAACCCTTCGACAGAGGGGTGCGGTGATGCAACACAAGGACCACAGGCAGCTGGACTTGCTCGGCGGCCTTCAGCACCCGCACCAGGCGCAGATCCTCCACGTGCTTGGCTCCTGCCGTGACATGCATCCCAGCTACTACTGCGATCGCGACGAGGCCCTGCGTCGCATGTCTGAGCTCGTGCACAGCCACGCTGGTGCCGACGCTGAGCTGCCCGATGTTCTGGCGGATCGGTACTGCTGATGCGCCTCCGTCCTTCCCCAGCTCGTCATCTTGATCCGACCAGCACCGCCTATGCGGTGCATGGCGCGTCCTCACGTAATGCCGTGGAAGAGGGCGCTCGTGCGCAGAAGGACGGAGCGTCAGCGACGGACGCGCGGCGCGCGGGCGCTTCCCCCCGTCCGGTAATACGGGGGGAAAGTGCCAAACGCGAGGCAGGGGCGATCGTTGACTGGCTGCGTTTTACGTTCCTGCCCGAAGGCGGCATCGGTGATGCCCTGGAGCTGCTGCGTCGGTACTTTCACCTGTGGTTTTCGATCCCCGTCACGATGAAGCCCAGCGTGCGCGGGTTTCGTGGCTATGAGTTCAGCCACGACTTGATGGCCTTCGTCAATGGCGAGGCGATTCGGTTGGGGATTGTTGCCTGTGGTGGTGAGAGCGTAGGCGGAACGATGCTCGTTGATCTGTCCGGGCAGGGCTGTGTTGTCGTGCAGGACTGGATGGCTGTCTTTGCGACCATGCAGGACCTGGATGCGCGTATTACGCGCTGTGACCTGGCCGTGGATTTCTGTCAGGGCGAGGTGAGCATTGAGCAGGTGGAGGAGATGTACTTTGCCGGTGAGTTCAACGCAGGTGGTCGCATCCCGAAGTATCGCCGCGTTGAGAGTGGTGTTGCGAATGCTGAGGCCTCCGGTGGCCGCACGTTCGAGATTGGCCGTCGCGTCAACGGCAAGATGTTGCGGGCCTATGAGAAGGGCCGGCAGCTGGGCAAGCAGGACAGCGACTGGTTGCGTATCGAGATTGAGTTTGGCAACAAGGATCGCGTGATCCCGCACGAGATTGTTGTGCAGCGCGACCGGTATTTCGCCGGTGCGTACAAGGCCCTGGAGGCCTTTATGGCGGCAGACCCGCAACGGGTGCCGACCGATCAGCGCGAAGCGCTGGAGAACCAGGACGCGATTGTCCGTGAGCGAAAGCTCGCCCATATGAAGCAGCAGTTCGGCCCCACGGTCGATTACGAGCTGCGGTCAACCAACGAAGACTTCGCCGCACTCGTCGTAGCGATCCGCCGTCAGGGCGTTCCGGCGCAGCTGCAAAAGACTGCCCTGGCGAGGCACGTGTATGGCACGCACGACCCTGTGCCGAGACCTGAGGAGTGAGCAATGGAAATGAAGGCACGCGTCACGGTTCGTGGCGCCAAGACGTGGGTTGGGAACATGGATGGGAAGCAGCTCGATACCGGCACGATCTATGCCGATGTGGAGCTGCGTGGTGAGGGCTCGAAGGGGTGCTTCACGCAGGCCTTGAAGTGCGAGAACTCCGAGGTGGTGAAGAAGGTGATTAGTAACCCGTTTCCGTTCCTTGCAGAGCTCAGCATGATCGTGACCAGCAACGGCAAGCAGGACGGCGATCAGCAGGTGGTGACGCAGATTGTTCCGCTGTCGCGCGTCGCTGAAGACGTGAAGAAGGGCGCGTGATGCTCGCGGTGCTCGCGTGGTGTGGTGTTCGTTGGGCGGCGCGTCGGTTGGACCGGAAACGGTTCGCCAGGCCGTACATGGTTGCCGCTAAGGCGTCGCGTCGTTATCGGGCTCGGTTGGCTTGGGCGCGAGCACTGTTTGGGTATTGAGATGGCTCAGTGCGTGCAACTCGTCAGTGGTCAGTTTCAGCTTGATAGCACTCCTGCATCGTCGTGCACTGGGTACCTGTTGCTGACCGCTGACGAGGTCACGCTGTTGCATGCGTTGCCGCCGCTGTCTGCTAGCGATGGTGCGCTGATTGGAAGCGCGATGCTCGGTCTATGGGCGCTCGCTTTCGTGTTTCGATCCGCAGTGCGGGTCATTTATCAACGTGAAGAGGAGTAGGGCAATGAAAGTGAATCTGATGAAGGTTGCTGCGGTCGCTGGCGCTGTTGGGGCTTCGGGTGCAGCGATGGCTGATACGACGGGCGTGGATGTTTCCTCGACTGTGTCGTTGCTGGGTACTGGTGTTGCCGCGATCGGTTTGATCGGTGCGGCTATTCTTGGTCTGGCTGGTGTGGTCGCGATCTACAACTGGGTTCGCAAGCCGATCAAGTGATGTTGCGGGGCATGTTCCCCGTGCCTGGCAAGACGCGGGGGCTACGGCCCCCGTTTTCATTGGAGGGTGACATGGAAGGCTACTTCGTTCTCATTGCGATAGCGGGTGCTGGATGGATTCTTTTCTCGTGAGGGTGGTGAGCTATGCCCTGGTCATTTTTCTTTCGTCCTGCGCGCAGTTGGACCGGTCTCCGCCTGGGTCGTGCATTAGTGGTCGCAGCGCTTGCCTTTGGCCCGACGTTGGCTTTTAGCCAGACAAGTGGTGGCGGGTATCAGTGGTCTGGTGGGATTGATTCGGCAAAGCCGCGGATCGTTGGTGACGATCCGACCAGTGTTTGCGGTCAGGTGATTTCGCGCGATGTGCCTTGGCAGATATTCGATCATGCGGCGGCGTTGGATGCCTCGCATTACGGTTGTTATGGTTCGACAGTTAAAGGGGGGCCGGTAGGGCTGCTAACGACGTTGAACCGTGTCTCTGGGAGTTGTGCCGCTGGTTATACGTTGCAGGCTGATGGGTCTTGCAAGGCGAATCAGCAATGCCCTGCTGCTGGTCAGTCTGCACCTGGTGGAAATACCGCTAATGGCACGAGTCCCACGCAGACGATTTTGAACCCGCAGGTGTGTGTTGGTGGATGCGCGTACACGTACGGGTCGTATTGGACTGGTGCGACGCCTGGGCAGACTGGTGGTTATGCAGCGCAGTACACGGGACTCAAGTCGACGGGTAGTACTTGCAGCGGTACAGGTACGCCTGCGGCTTCCCAGTCTTCTCCGGCTGATCCGCCGAAGCAGTGTGGTGATCGTCAGTATTCCGGAACGGTGCAAGGGGTGAGCGTTTGCATTGACTATCCGGTGCAGACGACGGGTGGGAACACGTCAACGACGACGAACGATGCGCCTGCGAGCAGCCCAGGTGCGAATTCCAATAGCACGACCACGACCAGCACGACGTGCGATGGAACGACCTGTACAACTACAACAACGACGAACACCAGCACGTCTAGTAGCAGTGGCAGTAGCAGTAGCTCGGGTGGGGCGAGTTCTCCCGCCGCGAGTGCGTGCCAGGGTGGAGCTGGTGCGAGTGCGGTTGCAGGGACGTGCACGACCACGACGACTCAGCCGCAGGTTGACTATTGCAAGGACAACCCGACCGCAGCTCAGTGTAAGAAGAGTTCTGCCAGTGGTGGTGCCGATTGTTCCGCGCCGCCGACTTGCGATGGTGATGCGATCAGCTGCGCGATTCTCAGTCAGCAGTGGAACACCCGCTGTGAGCTCCAGAAGCACGATGACTCGACCGATCTGGGCGCGAAGCTTGCCAACGGTCAGGACCCGTTGGCCGGGAAGTTGCCCACGCCTGGTGGTACCGAGCGGGTAGACATGAGCTCAAAGTTCTCGAACGTCGATGACATGGGCATCGCGGCTCAGTGCCTGGGGAACATCGACGTGCCGCTGTCGCTGCCTGGTGGTGGCTGGAACCTCCACATCGATACGACGCCGCTGTGTGACATCGGCAAGCTGCTCGGTTATCTCAACATGCTGGGCACGATGATGCTCTGCGCCTACATGCTCAAGGGGAGTTTCTGATGCCTTTCGCTGCTCTGTTGGCTTCGGCCATCGTTGGTTTTCTCGCGCAGGCCTGTGTGTCCCTGGTTGGGCGCGTGCTGGTTGCGCTCGGTATCGGCTTCGTGATGTACACCGGCGTCGACGCGATGATGTCCGGCATCAAGACGCTGTTCCTGCAGTACGTCAGCGGTATGGGGTCGTTTCCGTCTGTGAACGTCGTGGGCATTCTCGGCGTGCTGAAGGTGGGCACGTCGATGAACATGATCCTCACCACGCTGGGCGTGCGTGCTTCGCTCTCGGGCCTCAGCGGTGGCTCGGTGCGCAAGATGATCCAGAAGTGAGGTCGGCATGCTGACAGTCATTACCGGTCAACCCGGCAACGGCAAGAGCCTGTACACCATCGCCTTTGTTGAGGCCAAGCGGAAAGCGGAGAGTCGTCCGGTCTTCTATTTCGGCATTCCCGAGCTCACGCTTCCTTGGACGCCGTTGGAGGACCCGACGAAGTGGCATGAGTGCCCTGAGAAGTCGATCATCGTGATCGATGAGGTCCAGAAAATCATGCCGCCGCGTCCGTCGAGCTCGAAGCCGCCGCAGCATGTGTCGGAGCTCGAGACGCA